GTGGGTGTCGATGTCTAAACTCGCCCCCTTCATCCTTGTAGCTCTTGGGTCGTGCGCGACCCTTGACGGCTACCTTGAGCGGCCTGTCCCTACCACTGACCCGGCTGCTCCTGTTGTCACTGTTGGCGAGGCCACTGCTGACACGGTTGACGCTGTCGCTCCTCAGGTTGTGGCAGCTGCTTCCAATGTGGCTACGGCCTTGACTGGTAACCCTGTCTTCGGTGGCACCGCCGCCGCTCTGGTTGCCCTCACCCTCGGTGCCCTTTCAAAGCGGCTCCGTAAAAAGAAGCAAGTCGGGGGCGAAGCTCCCGTCTCGTAGAGACACAAGCTGATCAAATCAAGGTCAGGGCCTCTTTCGGGAGACAACCCTTCGAACCAGCGAGAGATCAGAGTCTCATCCACCTGTTTTTGTTTTCCCAACCCTTCCAAATAGGAGAGTAGCCCAATGGCTATGCCCAACCATCTTGGCCAGATCAACGCGACTGGCGAAGACTATGCGCTCTTTCTGAAGAAATGGAGTGGAGAGATTCTGACCACTTTCGAGGAAGCCAATGTGATGGCTCCTCTGCACATGGTCCGGTCTATCGACTCCGGTAAGAGCGCCCAGTTCCCTGTTATCGGTACGGCCTCGACCAAGTACCACACCCCCGGCGATTCGGTCATTGATACTGCCGGGTATCTCAGCACGATCCGTCACGGTGAGCGCCTGATCTTCGTGGACAAAATGCTCACTTCGAGCGTTTTCGTCGCGCGAGTTGACGAGGTCATCAACCACTACGATGTTCGTTCGGTCTACTCGACCGAGCTTGGCCGCGCCATGGCGAAGAAGTACGACGAGCAGCTTCTTCTTCTGGCGGTCAAGGGTTCCTTCACTGCAGCCGATGTGGCCTTCACGGGCGCTAAGGGCGGCAATGTCATCCGGACCTCGGCCTCTGGCGGCACCACTGCTCAGGACATCCTCAACGCTATCCGGGTCTGCATGCAGGAACTGGATGAGAAGGATGTGCCGAAAGAGGATCGTGCCATCGTGGTCAAGCCGGAAACCTTCTACAAGCTGATCGCTCAGAAGGACCTGATTGACCGGGACATCAGCCCCGACAACGGCTCGATTGGCATGGGCACGCTCTACTCCGCTTGGGGTGGTCGTATCTATGTGTCGAACCACCTGCCGGGTGACCTCAACTACACCGATGTCACCAATGTCCACACTGGTGGTACTGCTGGATCGAACGGTAACGACTACACCGTCAACCTGACTTCCAGTAACGCTGGCCTCACCAGCAACGCTGGTCTTCAGGCTGTGGTGTTCCACAAGTCGGCTCTTGGTACTGTCAACCTCATGTCCCTTGGCATGGAGTCGGAGTACCAAGTCGAGCGTCAGGGCAGCCTGTTCGTTTCCAAGTACGCGCTTGGTCACGGCGTCCTTCGCCCCGAGGCTCTCTGCTCCGTGATCACCTCGGCTGGTAGCCTCGTCACGGCAACCGCCTCCTGATCAGGAATCTGATCCCAACTCCGTGGGGGTGGCTCTCGTCACGGGGGTCACCCCCACTTCCTTTATCTAGCCATGGCACTCTCCAACACCACTCAACTTGAAGCGGTCAACACGATGCTCTCTGTAATTGGAGAGGCTCCCGTGGCTGCTGTTTCTCCCGCGCCTACCCAGGATGTGACTATCGCCCTCAATGTTCTTGAGGAGATTCAGCGAGAGGTCCAGACTCGTGGCTGGTCGTGGAATACCGCATACGATGTCGAGCTTACCCCTGACGGGGCGAAAAACATCACGCCCCCTGCAGGCGCTGTTCGGTTCGACAACAACTACAAGACTCAGGTCAAGACAGCAAAATACTCCGTCCGTGGCGGGCTGCTGTACGACCTGACCAACAAGACTGACGAGTTCGACGACCCCATCACCCTGACCATCATCACGATGCTGGACTGGGACGACATGACCGAGGCGGCTCGTCGGTACATCATGATCCGTGCGGCTAGGGTCTTCCAAGACCGCATGAGTGGGTCGCCTAACCACCACTCTTTCAACTTCCGCGACGAGGCTGCGGCCTATGCCGAACTGATGGAAGCGGAACTGGAAGACTGCGACTACACCATCTACGACCACCCCGACACCTTCGACGCGATCAACAGGTCGCGCCCCTCTAACTCTGTTCCTGGGTACTGATCATGGCGCTTATCAGCTTCTCTACCCCGAGTCTTGTATCGGGGGTCAGCCAGCAGCCCGACCCGCTTCGGTTCTCTACGCAGGCCGAGAAGCAGGAAAACGCCTACAGTTCCATCGTTGATGGGCTCTGCAAGCGGCAGCCCACCAACCATCTAGCCCAGATGGTTTCGGGGTCGAACTTTGACTCGTGCAAGGTTCACCCAATCAACCGAGACACATCTGAGCGGTATCTTGTTCTGTATCGGCAGAACGAGATCAAGGTCTGGGACATCGTCAATGGAGTCGAGCGAAATGTCCAAGCGCCTGGGGGAGGCTCTGCTGACTTCAGCTACATCAACCAGCTGGATGTCAGCCGACTGAAATCGCTGACCGTGGCTGACACCACCTTCGTGTGCAATCCAGACACAGAGGTGGCTATGTCAGCCTCGGTCAGCGCCGCTGCCAGCCCCGGTGGCCTGATCTTCGTAAAGGCTGGTAACTACAAAACCGACTATTTTGTCTCGTGGGCATTCAAGAACAGCGGAGGTTCGATCCTTGCTGGGTCCACGCTGGTCACCACCTGGGACGGCAACACCAGCGGGAACAGTAAGAACATCCACCGCATTGGCCCGTTCCCTTTGAGTGGGAACCCGACTGGAACCTATTCAGTTGATGTCCTTGGGGACACGGCCAGCATCACCGGAGTTTCTTCTGGGTCAATTACGGCCTCAGACTTCGCCTCTGCGATCCAAGCCATAAACGGCGTCACCGCCACAACCTTCACGGGAAGTGGTGGCTACTATGTCCGCGTCACTGGAAGTTTCAACGGGCTGGACACTCGCGTCTCAAACTTGACCAAGCCTGCAGCCTCTATCGCCACTATTGCTGAAGAGCAGGGGCACACTGAGGCTACGGAAGACTCAATCGAGACTAGCGATATTGCTGCGCGGATCGCCACGGAGATGTTCGCCACCCTCTCCGCTTCTCCTGGGGGTGCGAGTGCCTATATCAACAGCGTCGGCGCATACAACTCATCGACGGTTTTCATCGACGCCAAGTATGAGCTGGTCTACCTCGAAGTGAGTGACGGTCAGGGGGACACCAGCATGTTTGGCGCATGTAAGAAGGTGGCCCGAGTTACCGACCTCCCCGTAAAGTGCGTTGACGGTTTCCGCATCAAGATCGAGGGCGATCCTGAGCAGGGAGAAGATGATTACTACGCAGAGTTCGAAGCCTCTGGCGACCTAATCGCCAGCCCGGCATTCGGATCCGGGGTCTGGAAGGAGTGCATCGGCCCCAACCTGCCCTACGAGTTCGACGCATCCACTATGCCGCACAAGCTGGTGCGGAAGTTCTCAGGCGCTACCCCCTACTTCGAGTTCGGGCCTGTTGACTGGGTAGATAGAGCGGTTGGGGATGACCTAACCAACGCAGAGCCCAGCTTTGTTGGCCTGACCATCAATGACATCTTCCTGTTCCGGGGGAGGATGGGGTTCCTGAGCGATGACAATGTGATCTTGTCAGAGGCGGGGAACTTCGAGAACTTCTGGCGCACTACCACCACGATCCTCGCTGAGAGCGACCGGATTGATATCGGGGTCAGCCACCCTCAGGTGTCCATCCTCCACAGCGCGGTCCAGTGGAACGAGAAGCTGATTGTGTTCTCGGACCAGAACCAATTCCTCCTTGAGGGCGACCCCTACCTGACCCCGCAGACTGCACAAGTCAGCACTATCACAAGCTATGAGAACATCTCGTCAACTCGCCCGGTCGGTAATGGCAGGTCAGTCGCCTTTCCCTATAAGCAGGGCGATTACTCCGGAGTCCGCGAACTCTATCAAGCCGCCCAAGATGTCTACGACGCGGACGACACTACTCAGCCTGTTCCCACCTATCTGGCTGGCAACATTGTTGAGATGGCTTCGTCTACGGTTGACGGCGTTCTGGTCTGCCTGACAGAGGGCGAGCGGTCTTCGCTCTACATCTTCAAGTATTACTATTCTGGACAGGATCGGGCCCAGGCTGCATGGAGCAAGTTCACCTTTGGCTCTGACGCCCAGATCCGCAGCGTTGCGTTCATCGACACTACTCTCTACCTCGTGGTGGTCCGAGATCAGGGCCTGTACCTTGAGAGCCTGGAGTTTGGCCCCAACCTTCAGGACCCCGATTCTGAGTTTGTGGTCCGTCTGGACCGCAGGGTGGCTGACAACTCAACTGGAGTGAGTGCCAGCTACAGCCCTGGCAACGACTGGACCACGATCACCCTCCCCTACAATGTGGCCGCTGGGCGTACCTACAAGGTTGTCCGTCGAGCTACGGCGGCAGGAGGCGAGGCAGGCCAATCGTTCACCATCGCAGAAACCCCGTCAGGCTCGAACATCAAGGTCTCTGGAGACATCACCTCCGAGCCGTTCTGGGTGGGTGAGCAGTACATAATGGACTACCAGTTCTCTGCTCCCAGGATTCGTGAGGCTGTCAATACCCCTGGAGGGCGCGGCACAGTCACGACTGGGCGTCAGCAGATCAAGGCTGGCCACATCGTTTACGACACTAGCCGCTACTTCCAGCTGGATGTGACCCCTGAAGGTCGATCTACCAGCACGGTCTCATTCACAAAAGGCCTACCTGACAGCGGCTCTTTTCGGTTTCCTATTCGTTCTAAGAATGATCAGGTCACGGTGCGAGTCCATAACAACAGCCACCTGCCCTCCAATATCATCTCGATAGAGTGGGAAGCCGACTACAATACTGTGAACAGCCGCTACCGGGGGTGACGGTTAGAACCTCCACCCTGACGGACT